CTTGGGGCCATGCCAGGGAATTGTTCCTGCAGATTGTCGAGCGCACCGACCGCGTTGCTCTTTGGCTTGTTGCGATTGTCCTGCAGCACTTGCGCGATCTGGGTGTTCTGCTCCTGCCCGAGATTGAACTGGGATTTGTTGGCTGCGGTCACGTCCGAATTGTTGATCGCTATCTTCTGGATCATTTCTAGACCGGTCTGTGGCGCCACGTTCAAGACCTCTCCGTACAGAGCCGGATTGAGGGTCCCATCGGGCAATGCCTTTGCGTTCGGACTCGTCTGGAATAGCTTGATCAGGTTCTGGCGCTCCTGGTTAGCCTGCGTCTGCGACTGCAGTGCCATGGCGCCTGCCTGGTACTGCTGCGCCGCCTGCGCGGTGCCGAGCATGTTGCCCAGCGTCGCCATCGGGTTAGGCGTCTGGACTTGCGTTGGAAGGCCCGTATCCAATGCCACGATCAGCCGCCTTGAGGATTGTTCTTACTTGTCAAACCTGCAAGTGTGTAATAGCCGAGTAAATTACTCAACCCTCCTGTTACCGCATTAGTCGCGCCTACGGTACCGGCTGCTCCAGCGCTACCGGCCCCGGTGATCGTGCCGGCCATGCCCTGCGCGAATGTGGGCGCACCGGTGGTGCCACCGGAGGCGGCATTCTCGCCCAGTGAGCCAACATTCAAGAGGCGGTTGTAGATGTTGCCCTGGTTCGTCTGGTAGTTGCTGAACGCGTTCTGATATGCGTTCTGCGCGTAGTTCTGGGCGAAGCTGTTCAGGCCCGCGAGGCTGTTGCCGCCCATCGCTCCGCCCGCAGCAGCTTGCTGATTCTGGATCTGCCCCATCCCCTGCCCGAGCTGAAAGTTATAGTTCGGCGCCAGATTCGCTTGCAGGTCAGAGGCTCCGAACTGATGCAGTAACCCGGGCCCGCCACCCGGACCGCCGGTAGGACTATCGTTAAGATATCCGCCCAGCTGTCCGATCGCACCCGCACCGGCAGTGCGGTACGGCGCCAGATTGCCCAGCGTCTGCTGGTAGATCTGATTCTGTAGGTTGGTAGCCTTGTTAGCTGCGTCGGACAGCGTATTAGCGGCGGAAATAGAGCCCAGCGCGCCGATGCCGCTGGAGAGCAGCGAGCCACCCATCTGCAGGGTCGACAGCGGCACATCGCCGATGCCAGGGATATTGATCATCTTGTTCAAAAGGCCGCCACCACTTCCTGCACTGCCGACAGCGCCTGCTCCCATATTTGCAAGCCCAGAAGCATCGCTCGATAGCACCCCTCCGGCACCCGTATTGAGCGCATCCAGCGGGCCACTACCGTATGACGTAGCCCCGAATAAACCTGTGCCAGTGGGGCTACCAGCGCCGAACAATGAACCGGCACCACCACCTGCAGCACCCAGTCCGCCGCCGGTCTCGGCCAAGGTAGTTAAATCGGCCCCAGCCCCAGCGCCTGCTCCTCCGCCAGCGCCCAGTGCCCCTGGCCCTGCGAATTGGGCTCCGCTCGGCCCCGCCCACGACCCTGGCACCGATGCATAGGTCAGGGGAGCAGTGCCGCCACCGGCGGCGGCGCCGAACAGCGGATTAGCGCCACCAAAGAGGGTCGTGGCGTTTCCGGTAGCGCCCAGCGCCGCACCACCCGCCAGTCCACCGACAGCAGCCAAGCCTGTCATGGTGGCGCCCTGGATCAGCTTGTCAAACAGGCTTCCCGCATCGGACGCTTGTGGGGCGCTGTAACTGCCGAACGTGTAACTGTTCGTGCTCGGATCAAAGTTGTAGCTTCCGCTGCCTTGGGTAAGCTTTGGATCACCTGTCTGCGTGCCGAAGTTAAGCGGCTGCCCCCAGTTCCACCCCTGCAACGACTGCGGATTCACATTGCCGATGCCCTGAATAGTGCCGCCAGTTCCCGGGCCGCCGACGTCTGGGCCCATAAAGCTGGTCCAGGGCGTGATCTGATTTTGCTGCAACGTCTGCGGCAAGCCATATGGATTGCTGCCTGTGCCAGCGGCAGGAGGCGGCACATAGCCGGTCAATGGGCGGGAGAGGATAGCCATTATTGAAGCCTATACCAGGTGGTATTTGTCACCCGGTAGATGAATTCGTAACCCTGATCGCCAGTAAGGCTCACGGTGAAACCGGTGGGCGCATTCTTGATGCTCTGACCGCTATTGGGCGACACGGTAAGCGTGGTGATGTTCTGGGTGGAAGTGATGCGCACCAGGTGTCCGTCAACCGGATTGGCCGGCATGGTGATAGTGCCAGCGAGGAGCGCCCCGGACGGATCCAGGATCAGGGTTTGCACAGCGTCACCGATCGTGATGGTAAATCCTGTGCTTGGCGTCTGATAGCTGTAGCTGGTATCAGCCATGGCGCCATCGGTCTGAACGGTGCCCTTGAAGTAATTGGGCGCCGTGCCGTCCATGTAGCAATTCCACCGGTTCGCAGCCGTCGCAATCAATCCGCGGAAGCCGTAGTTATTGGTAGCAGTAGTCAGTCCTGCACTGGCCCTGAATCCGCTCTGGGTGGTCACCGCTGAGCCAGCCCCGATGGTCAGGCCGAACGCTTCGTAATGGTTATAGTTACTCAGCGTGAATGCAGATGCGTCCGTGGTCGGTGCGCTGGTATACCCACGCGCGGTGTTGGTGACCGTTGCGCCGACCGTGCCGGCCGATCTATAGAAGTTCACCACCGTGCCACCGTCAAGCGCTCCAGTGGCCTGAAACGAGGCAGTACCGATACTGCTGCCGGTCACAACTCCGGTGGCCGTCAGGGCCGCGAATGTGCCCGCTGCGGCCGTGATCGAGCCAACCGTGGTCCCGTCCAGAGTGCCGCCCGTGACCGCGATGTTGTTGGCATCCTGGGTCGAGATCGTGCCCAGCCCGAGGTTCGTGCGTGCACCCGGTGCCGTGCCGGCACCGGTGCCACCATTGACTACTAGCACGGTGCCGGTCACATCTGCGGCTAGATCTACTGCTGACCAGGTGGGCGCGCCCAGCGCATTACCATGCAGCACGCTGGTTACGGTCCCAAGGCCCACAGGAGTGCTCGGGGTAGCGCCTGCGCCGCCACCTAGAACGATCTGGGCAGCGCCCAGCGTAGGAGATGAGGCGATGGTGGTCGGGCTGGTAAAGCCCGGTACGCCGCCCGAGGTGCCGCTCGAGATCCCCAGACCCCCACTGGGCGGCCGCAGCGGCACGCCTAGCTGGATCGACTGCGCCGTCACAGCCACGCTGGGCGCATTCAGGGACCCGCCAGGGGCAATGTTCAGGGTCGTGACCGATGGGTTCAGCAAATAGTGATAGCCCCAACGCGCCAATCTTCCGGTCTTCGGATCGACGAATATCTGCGAGTAGTTAAGGCCGCTGGTTTCGGGCATGTCAATACGCCTGCGCTTGCGCCTTCAATTCCGCGCTGACGATCACGACCTTGACCGGATCGGTGATGGTCACCTGGAATACCCGATCCCGTCCCGTGCCCAGACGGCGCCAGATCGCCCGATTCTTGTAGGAACCCAGGGCCCCGATAGAGGTCCAGTACTGATTGCTCCAAGGTCCGCCGACGTCGTACCATTCGAGCATGGCTTGCGGATTAACCCCTTGGCCTACTGCCAGACCTACGCCGGGCTCGAACTGGATTTGCAGGCGTGCAAATTTGATCAGGTTAAGATCTTCCGTCAAATGCGGAGCGCGGCGCAGCCGGTACATCGGAACCCCGCTTGCATCGGTGTAAACCGAGTTATCCAGCGCGTACAAGGTGCCGTTTTGCCAGTCGCCCACCACGATCTGGCCGGCGAACTGGACCGCGCAATTGCCGCGGTCCCGGTGCACTACATTCATCGAGTCGCGCCAAGCTCGCTTGTGCCACATGCCGGTGATGATGTCGTACACCCAGGTCACATCGGCGGTCGGAAAATTCAGCACGTAGAACTCATGCCCGCCCAGTTGATACGTGTATGCGATCGCATCCGAGATCGTGCTGTAGCTGTTGATCGCGTTTTCCACCGCGTGATTCGAGATTCGTTCAGGCAAATAGCCCTTCATGTGTAGCACCATGCCTTGGCCGCGCGTGTTGGACGATAACCATGCGAACGCCTCATTGAGTCGCGCCACCGAGTCCCGTGCGGCGCACCCGTACTGCGTCGAGGTCCCGACCAGGCGCAGGAAGGGGAAGGGGAACGAACCCTGGTCCACCCACACCTCTCCTGTGCGCTCACCGAGCAGGAATACCTCGCGGTTGTTCACGATCATCGCAACCAGGTTATCCGATGCCCCATCCACGCTGGAAAAGGAAAGCGGTTGGCTGCTTCCCCAGATACTGGAAAGTGTTGAATTTGAAGCGCCCCACTGCTGGGTGCCCGGACTGTTGTAGACGAAAAACGTGTCGACCTCGTCGACCTGCGAGGACGCCACAAATGCACCATCGGCCGTGTTCATGCCCTCGCTGATTACAGTTTGCGGGCCCATGCTAATGGTGTAGGTACCGGTCAAGCCGGTACCGGTACCGAAGGCGGTGATCTGGGTACCGGCCGCAATCCCTGCCCCGGTCACGGTCTGAAACTGGCCGATCACGCCACTAGCCACTGCACTCACCGTTAGCGTGCTACCGGAAATCGATCCGGTAAAACTGCAGCTTGCAAGCGATGTGAAATAGCCAGTCGATGGGTTGTAGACGTAGCGCGCCACGCCGTCGGCCAGCATGGCGACCGTGTTGTTATCGGCGATCTGCACTCGGCCGCTGGTGCTGCCCAGCGTCCCGACCAGGGTCGCCACGAAGCTGGTAGAAACGCTGTATACGCTGGGACCGCACACCGCGATCATGATCTGAGAGCCAGAGAACACGTACAGGCCACGCACCTCGAGCGCATCGGGCAGCGTCAGCAAGGTCCGCTTGCCAGGCGCCGAGTACAGGGCGATCACGCCACGGTGATCCGGCCCGCGCTTGGTGTCGACCTCAGGGAACAGGTTGATGCATTCCTGATCGTCCTGTGAGATCGATCGGGCCGTATACGACTCGCCCACGAAATCGAAATCTGCCATTTACGATCCAGGCATCAGCAGCACAAATGTGCTCTCCAGGACAACGAATTCGGCCGCCACATTCGTACCCAGAAAGGTAAGGTTCTGATCCACCGCCGTATTAATCGACATGTTCACGAAAGCCGATGCTCCCGCAGTGGCCGGGATCGGCACACTTTGCACGATCTGCTGCGTAGCCGAGCCCCGGTTGCTGAGCAGGAAGCACCACTGATCCGTAATCGAGGTTGTGCGGCTTGGCGCCACGTAGGAGGTGCCACCGAACGAGCCGTTAATAGTCTTGGTGCTGCCGCTAGTTGGAAACGACCAGCGTATGAAAAGCCACATCGCTCCCGATAGCCCCATCGAGTTGGCGGGCACGGTGATTGAATCCAGGGTCTGCGCGCTGGAGATCCCGACGTAGGAGCCCGGGCCGGCATCGACTACCGGAATGATCAGCGCAGGCGGCCGCTTGGACCCTGGCACTGTCAGCGTGTTGTTGTACACGGTGCCGGCCGTGACCGAGGTCATGATGACCCAGTAAAAGCCTGCAGCGGATCCAGCCTTGACAGCACCGGCTGGAAAGTTCAGCCAGATACCTGGGCTCACTCCGGTCGGCCCGTAGATCTGCGGCAGGGCAGTGCCGGAAACCAGCGCACCGTTGGCTGTGATCGTGCCAGTGGGAGCGTTGCTGATCGGTATCGAGTTATTGGCCAGTACGACCGGTAAGCCGACCAGGGTGCCCAGTGGCGTCTGGATCGCTGGCAGGTTGCTGGTCAGGTCAAAGGCGCCAGTGAGCACCTGAACATTGGCAGTGCTCTGTACGTTCGGGGCAACCATTAGGAAAATCCTCCATCCAAAATCCAACCCGCATCTTGGGTGCTGCTCGACGCCAGCGCACTATCGATGCGTGCCGGAGTCTGCGGGTGCATGTTGGTACGCGCGATGAAGCGGCGCCCATTGGCTGCGTTCATGGTCACCAGCCGGATTATCGATTCGTTCGTCTCGCCGTACTCCGTCAGCAGCAGCTCGGCCAGCGACCAGGACAGCGCCCCGATATAGCCTTGGGGCAGGTTGACCGTGTCGTTGATGGTGGCGAACTGGTTCAGCACCGTATCGCAGTACAGGTGCATTTCGCCCTGCGCCGGATTGGACCAGCAGAAGAAGATTCCGTTGGGCATGGTCGGCTGGTAGTACACGGCACGCGGCCACGGCCCGGGAAGCGTCTTGATGCCGATGCTGAGATATTGCTCATAGGTCAGCATTGCGACCTTTTTGTCCAGGGTTCCGGTGGCGCTGTTGATCACGCGCACGATGCCCCTGTTCACGCGCAGCGGGCGCGGCACGTAGGAGGTGATAGCGCCCGGGCCGAACGTATTGGGCAGGTTGAGCGTGTAGGTGCCCAGAGCACCGGTGCCATTACCGCCGATACCTGTACTCAGGCTTGTAATGGCGGTGCCTACGGTGATGCCAGCCTGGGTGTTCAAGATCTGGCCCACGGACAGCGCCCCACTGGCCAGCGAGGTGACGGTCAGGACATTGCCGGCGATCGACCCGGTGATCGCTGCCCCACAAGTTCCCACATTGGTAGTGCCCACTCCGCCCGCGGTGCTCGGACCGACCGTGTATGTGAAGACGGAACCCAGGCATTCGAAGATGACTTCCTGCTGTACGAACACCAGTAGGTGGTCGTTGGACCACTGGTCCAGCATTTCATTTAGAACGTCAAACGCGTTGTTTACGTCGTTCGTGCCAGGCGCCTGTCCGGCTGCAGCCGCTCCGATGCGTCGCAGCGAGCGAGTGATTATGTCGAGCGGCTGGGTCACGCATGCCTCAGGACTGATTCGCCATCGGGGTTATGAAGATTACCGACGGTCCCGCTGCGCTGCCAATGGCGGACACCGAGAATCCGCCGGCCGGTACGGCCATGAGCTTACCCTGCGTCATGGTAGCTGGCAGCATGAAGGCCGGCGGCACCGTGGGCACTCCGACCACGGGGAACACAATGGGCGGAGTCGAAGCCAGGCCGTTGGTCGGGATCGGAGCCACTACCACGCATACCTGCGTGCTGCCAGGATTCAGGAACTCGGCATAGTTGACCTGATCGTTGCCATACGGCACCACGTTTAACGGCGCGGTCGAGGTACTGCCGACCGAGATCGCCGTGACGGGACCAGCGCAGCGGTAGACGATCGAGGCGGGCATGATCTAGGTCGCCGAGGCGGGCAGCAGGCCGGGCGCCTCGGGGCGGCAGATGTTTATCAGCCATGGCCCGGTCGGAACGGTGAAGGTTCCGCTGGTTGCGATCCAGGTCACTGCGAGCGTGTTGGCAGCTGAAACCCGGATATTCGCGACGGTCAGACCGGTAGTCATCGCTGCATTGGGCAGATACATGTCCACGTAATCGCCGATATTCACGCCAGGCAAGATAGCGGTCAGCTCGGCGGTGGTACTGGCGACGGTAGCCGTTGACCAGACCAAGGATGCCTGGACCAGCCAGTCGTATATGATGTTGCCGCGCCCGAGCGTGCTTGATGGCATTTTTCAATCTCCTTGTCGGCGGATCCAGGCGGACGGCCAGTACGTGACGTTGCGGGAAAGTGCACTTTCGTTAAACGGCCAGTGCGGCTGCTCGATCACGAACTGCTGCGCATGGTTGCTGACAAAATCTAAGGCCGCTTCCTGCGGGTTATCGATTTTCCACTCGCGCTTGCCGCGCGGCACATCGGCCAGTTCGCGCAGGTTGCCGTCGCAGGCTACGATGTAGTAACCCGGGCGGATCAGATCCGAGTAAGCCTGCAATTCACGCACCACGTGCGCTTTGGAATGGTCCGAATCCAGAATCACCAGCACGCTGGATCCTTCGCATTGTTCATGTACCTGAGCCACCACTTTCGGGTCAACCGAATTGCCCTCGATCATGGTGATGTACGGCGACAGCGCATGCTGCTCGACCTGCTCGCGGCAGCGCAGGCCGCGCTCTATGCCGACCACGCGCCCATGGTCCATCATCTTGCACAGGCTCGCGTAGTACAGCAGCGATCCGCCGTGCGCGATGCCGGTCTCGACGATCACGTCGGGCCGCAGGCGATACACGACCTCCTGCATGCGAATCATGTCCTCTGGAATCTGAAGCACCGGCAGCCCTAACCACGTATAGGTGTACGGCATTTTTTGGTTCCAGCCAATTTTGCCGTACAAATTAGCTATCAATTCAAACGAATTGTCAGAGTACAAAGGCCCGTCGTTCAGCGTTTGTTTTTCTGTATCAATAATGATGTTCACAGCAAAAATCCCCTGGATCGCATAAAAACAATTGGATCTTTCGAGTGCTTTTGCATGTTGCATGATGGGCAAAGCAATTGGACGTTCGAATCTTCGTTCTGACCGCCGGCTGCCAAAGAAATAATGTGGTCAATATGGTATCCAGTCCTACTGAGAAGACCGAAGCACACAGGGCAGTACCCGCGTTGCAACTTCGTTAATTTCTCAATAATTCCAATGGATAGTTTCCCAGTCCCTAAACGGACTTGCCGATTATGATTTTTCAGCCGCCTAGCTTCCGGATGGTTTGCGTACCATTTTGCATTGTCTAATTTCACTTTCTCGACATTTTTCAATCGCCATGCCGCCGTCGCTTTGGCCACGGCAAACTTTACTTTTACCAAGTGGCGCAAGCGATATAGCGCCGCGTGTGCTTTCCTTTCTTCCGGATGCTCCTTCATCCATCGTTTTGTGCGTTCAACAGCCTGCTGTCTAGTTTTGGTTCGATGCTTTGCATTGGAGATGCGCTTACAAGGCGCGCACTGATCGAATTTATTTCGATCAGTCACCCCGCAAGCTTTGCAAGCTAGTTTCATGCAGCCTTTTGCTCGGCTAGTGAGCCCAGTATTTCCAGGCGCGGCATGGCGAATACCAGTCGCGTACCGCTGGCGCGCAGATACGCCAGCTTGACGATGATTTCATCCCGGAAATTCCACGGGAAGACGATCACATAGTTCGGCACGCCCTGGAATTGAGCGAGCACCGGTATGCGACTGCCTGGCATGAACTTGCCCTGCTTGCTAGGAGTCTCGTCGACCACGTAGCTGATTAGATCCGAGCGGATGCCAGCGTAGTTCAGCAGCGTGTTCGCCTTGGCAGCAGCGCCGAATCCGACCACAGTTTTGCGCAGGTCATGCATTCCGATCAGAAATGACAGCAGCTCATTCTTGATGATATCGGCCCGGCCCTGCATGTAGCGGTAGGTGGTCGGGAGCGATAACTCGTGCTCTTGCAGCAGCATCTGCGCGACATTCATGGTGACTTGCTGCGGGCCACCCTGCTTTTGCGCGTACACGCGCAGGCTGCCGCCGTGTGTGGGAATGGTTTCCACATCGAACACCGACAGCCCATTGGACTTGAAGATGTTGACCACCGCGGTTAGCGACAGGTAAGAGTAGTGCTCGTGATAGATCGTATCGAACTGGCACTGCCGAATCAGGTTGAGTAGGTGCGGAAACTCGAACGTGGCGATGCCGGTATCTTTCAGCATCGCAGCGAAGCCGCGCACGAAATCATTGATGTCCGGCACGTGTGCCAGGACGTTGTTGCATATCATCAGATCGGCTTTTCCGGTCGGTCCTTTGCCGCCTGACCATACGCTGGCCTTCTTGGCAATGTATTCGTCGAAGAACGAACGGTACACGCGGATGCCGATATTCTCGGCTACGCGTCCGGTATCGGTTGGCTCGAACCCGTAGCACGGCGTCTTTACCCAGCGCAGCAGATAGCCGTCATTGCAGCCGATCTCGACCGTGAGCGAGTCCGGTCCAAGATTGAGCAGTTGAGTTATCTTCTCAACATAGCGGCGCGCGTGCTCGACAAATGATGCGGATGTACCAGAATAGTACGGATAATCCTTGGTAAAAAGCTCGTCGTGGTCGAGCCTGAACAGCGTGATATCGGTCTGCGCCAGGCCGCAGGCCATGCACACCATGACGCGCAAAGGATAGTGAAGCTCTGGCACATTCTGCGTAGCATTGAAAGCATTGCTGGGAGGTGCTGCGCCCAGATCGATCATGGGCACCGAGAGCACTGCCGAGCAGTGACGGCACTTCATGCAGCAGCCTTCAACGTCTCGTGCGCCTCAGCAAGCGCAGCGTGTTCAGCCTTCAAACGCTCGATGACCTCCGGCGGGTGCTGTATGTGCTCGTGGTAATTGCCTTCCCAGCCCTTGATCCCGTAGTGGATAAAGCTGATGTTGGGGTCGATCCATAGCTTGATGCCCATGTCGCGGCAGCGCCTGGAAAAACTCGCATCTTCGCCGTAACGCTGGTGATTGACTACCTCGCAGCGGAAGAATTCCGTATAGGTGCGCCCGTTGCGCCCACCCCAAGCGCAATCGTCGGTATAGACATCATTGGCGTAGTGATCGGCGAAACGTTCCAGGGCGCTGCGCTTGATGCGCAGGAATCCGCCGGCGATGTTCCATGCCTCGAGCAGGCATGAACCGTCGGTCAGATCGCGCCAGCCGGCGAACTCCATCTTGCCGTTTCTGAATACAGTGGCCGGATTGCCAGTGAACTGACCCCAGCGATTTTTGAACGGATAGGTACCGGCGACGATTTCCTCCGGGTGCTGCAACAGGCGCGAGACCGCATTCGGGTGCCACTGCATATCGGAATCGATCATCAGCAGTTCGGTGCCGTCCGACTCCAGAAAGTTCGCAACCAGCGTGTTCTTGGCCCGATCTACGTAAGAATCGCCGTTCACGCGCAGCAGGTCCCACTCGACTCCTGCCTGAGTGAGCATGCGGGTGGTGTACAACAGCGCCTCGCCGTAGTGCGAGTATTCCTGACTCATGTAGAAGGGCGTAGCGATCATGACCTTGAACTTCTCGGGTGCGAAGTTCTTGCGCTGCACAATGTTGAAGTACCGGTGCTGATCAGGTAACTGGTCCAGGCGCAGGGCGCTGGTGCAGTTATCGCGCAGTCCCAGCGAGCACAGCGGGCGTTCGATGATGTGCACATCGCGCGTTTTCAGGATCCGCAGATACAGATCCCAGTCGAGCAGCCAGCCGACGTTCTGATCGAAACCGCCAGCATCGATCACGGCCTGACGCAGGTAGGTGTTGATGCCGAAATAGCGGTTGCCGATTCTCAGTTGCTGGCGCAGCTGCTCGCGCGGCAGATTGCGCGGAAATGGAATGCTCAGGCGACTGTCGTTCGGATTGGTGTAGGCGTAGCCATCCGTGTCGATGAAGCGCGGATGGCAGGACACCATTCCCACATCGTCGCCAAACTCGCGCATGACTGTCGACAGATAGTCCGTGTCCAGCTTGTCATCCTGACCCAGGATCGTGACGTACGGCGTCTGAGCCAGATCGAAAGCGGCCTGGAATGAGCCGTTCAGTCCCAGGTGCTCGCCCTGGACCAGGCGCAAGCGCTTGTCGTCGATCTCGGTCAGATCCTCCAGCGTGCCGTCCGTCGAGCCGTCATCGCGCACGATCACCTGGTACAGCTCGGGCAGCCCATCGCCTGCAATGAACTGCTGATCTAGGGCGCTGCGCACCGCAGCGCGGATCCACTTTTGCCCGTTATAACTTGGAATGACAACCGTACAGCGCATCAGATCCTCTCAAAAAAGTCCGGCCCATTGCGGGCCGGGGAAACGGCGGACACCCAAGAAACTTAACCCAGTCCGGATATCAGATTCAGATTCACCAGCGCCTGGCGCAGTGCTACAGCGGCCTGTGCGGTCTGCTGCACCGCCGGGTAATAGGACTGCGTGACCGAGCAGCCTGCTCCGGCCGTGGTACCGGCCAGCACGCCAGCGCCTGGTCCCTGTATCTGCACATTGGACACTGTGTAGGTTTCGGCCGGCACGTTGATCGAGGTCGTGGTCAGGTTGGCATATTGGACCTCGAGCGTGTTCACTGCCGATACACGCGCTCCGACCACCATCAAGCCAGGGGTGACAGTGGGCTTGCTGACCGCGATCGAGGTGCTGACCGGGATCGCATTGGCTCCGAACTGCGAGGTACTGATTGCGGTGGTAGCCGCGATGGTGCTGGTCGCAGCGCAGGTGGTCGCAACCAGCGGCAGCGCGTAGACCATATTCGGATTCAGCGGAGCTTGCCGAATGATCGTGACCGCCAGCACTTCGTTGGTGGTCAGAGTCTCGGCGGCGCCCAGACCCGCGTACGCGACGATGATCGAATTGGCCGCCGTGACGCGCGCTCCGATCACAGCCGTGCTGGCCACAGCCGTGACGCCTGAACTCACGCTGTGCTGTATGCCGGCTACCACGTCCGAGGTTACGGTACCGATCGCGGCCGATGAGAAATCGGTGCGGGTCGACACCACGCTGGAGCCTTGACCGCCCGGAACGCAATACGTGAGGATCGGATTAAAAGCGTTCAGTTGCGGTAAGAACGACATCTTCCAGGTTTCGGATGCCGTCGGGGTAATGGCGGTGGTTACGACCCCGGTAGAGATCGCCGAAAACGTGATCCCGACCTGATTCACGCCGACTACTCGAGCCATCGGGTTGTAGCCCAGCCCGGTCTGGTTGGTGGGCTTGTTCACGATCGCCACGGTACCTGGCAGGCAGCAATTACCGGTAATCGTGAAGATCTGCTCGGCCGAGGTGTTCAATGCAACCGCTGCGGGCGAGAGCACGGCAGTAGTGGTCAACGGGCCGCTCTTGATCTCGACCACATCCAATACCGCAGCGGCGATGTTGATCGAGGCATTGGACACGTTCAGGTAGTTCAGGCCCAGCTTGCCGGACGCATTGACGTAGGAGCCTGCCAGAGCCAGGCCGGCGGTACTGGCCGGAGCGTTCACGAAGACGACCGAGGTCGTGTCCAGGCCCGTGTAGATGTTGCTGGAGGTGTATCCGACAAATGTCGTTTGCTCGACGGTGGTGGTAGCTGCCACCGCGTTGGTGACCGCGTTCACCTGATACTTGGTGATCGCTCCGCCCCCGAGCGTGCTGTACAGGCCCACGGATTGGCCACCGGTAGGCTGGGGTACAGCCAGGCCCAGCGTCTGAAGCTGGATCGGCACGGCGGCCGTGCCCAGTGTCTGGCTGACGCTGATTGTGTAGGTTCCGACCGCGGTAGCTGGATTGGTGCCTCCGAGCCCGGTACCGAGGGCCGTGATGGTGGTGCCGGCCGTGACCCCGGAGCCGCTCAGAGGCTGGCCCAGCTGGATCGTGCCGGACAGGAGCTGAGTGACGGTAAGGGTGGTGCCTGAGCTGTAGCCGTAGAAGCTCGAGCCGAACGGGTCGGCGTAAAAGCCCACGGATCCGCCGGCATTGCCGACGTAGTAGGGGGTGCCTCCGCCGGACAGCGGGTGCTCGGTGGTTTGAACGTTCGGGCCAGGATTCGCCATTTTCGTCTCCTAGGCCGCTGCGCGACAGGCTAATTCTATGTACAGCGGGGCCCACCCGTATAAAACGTCCAGCCTAGTGGGAATCGAGTCGTTATTGATCGTGTACTGTCGCACCACTCGGATACTGATCCCAGCTTCCGCGTCCGAAGATCGGCCGGCGAAGTCAACCCCGCGCGGCAAGCCCAGATCGGCCATGGCCAGGGTGAACGCATCCTTGTGCAGCACGATGTTTTGTGGCGACACAACCGCGGTGGCAGTGGTACCGGCGATCGAGAAGGGGGTCACTACGGCGCCTGCAGCCGGAGTGGCGCTCACGTTCTGGAACTGGCCGCCGTAGATCAAGGCCGGCGAGACCGTGACATTGAAATTGCCCGCTCCGGTCTGGGTTACGGCGGTGATGACCACGAAGTTGCGCAAGCGGTTGGAGCCGTAAGGCTGACGACTCTGCGGATTGACCGCGTTCACGCCTGCGATCTGGAACGTATCGCCCTGCTGTAGCGTGAGTGTCTGGGTAGTGGCGATCGACAGGGTAGAGGTCGAGGCCCAGCCGGTGGCCAAGCCCTGGGGAGAGCCGTTCGCGGTCAGGGCGCCTACAGTCGTGGCCCAGGCGCCGTACGTGTGGCTGATCACGTTCTGGGACAGTTTCCAGTTCATGCCGCCGGCATCGCGGCCGATGAGTCCCCTGCGATACTGCTCGGCGATCTGCTCGCTCGGCGTGAACAGGCCTTTCAAGCTATCCACGATTACCGAGTTAGTGAATGGTTCGATGATGCAGGCGCGCTCGCCGTCGCGCGGGGCTGCCTCCGCATCCAGGTAGGCGGCCGCCGTTAAGAAGGTTTGCAGTCCGGTAGGCGCGGTGCCGGCTACACCGACCGTGTTAGCCGTGTTGTTCTTGGCCATCAACAGGCCGTCGCGCTCCACCTTGTTTGCGATAGCAGCGATCTGAGGTTTCAGGACTCTGGAGGAAAACAGATCCATAGCCAGGGCCAGATCCTGCTCGGTGAGCTGTGTATCTGTGTGGAATTGCGTGGTCAGGGTGACCGGGAGGAAGGTCTCGTTCAGATCCTCCACATTCAAAGCCGGACCGGTGGTGCCGATCACGCGGATCGGCCGTCGAATGTTCACTGTCTGGCCGATCTTGGCGCCGATCACGGCAAACTGATCGTCGTATTCGCGCGATACCTGACTTGTGAACGGAAGGGAGTTTTCCAAAACCATCAACGCCTCGTTGGTGATTTTGGAAATGGTGAGAAGCGTATTCGCCAAGGCCGTCTCCTTTGAAAACTAGTTCCGGAAGTGCTTTCCGGTCCCAAATTCTCATGGGGACAACCACGGATTTACCGCGATGCGCTCGCGTGGGCGATGGACTTAACTGGGACTAACTTGCGCGTTTTACACCAACTTAAGCGATTTTACCAGCCCGTCTTAGTGCCTTGTAATCCTGAAAGCTGCCCGTAAAGTTGCCGTTGGCATCGATCAAACCAGCGCTGCCGTTGCGGCTGCCAGGCAGTGTGGCGATCGGCTCCGGTGGCTCCTGGAAGCGCTTTGTGATCTTCACGGCCGGCAGACCTTCGTCGGTCTTGGTCTGCACCTTGGCCATCTGATCTTCTATCATTGCCTCCAGCTTGCCGAAGGCGCGCTCCATGCCGCGCACCGTCATGCGGGTCAGGCGCTCGACTTCCTCCGGATTCTTGATCAGGTAATACTGGATCCGTGGTCCTATTTCCGACTCCAGGATCGCATCACGCAGCTCGTCGGTCAGCGGAAGATCGGTGGCGCTCGCCACGGTATCGGTGTAATCAGCAATTTCCGAAGCAGTCTTCTTGACAGCGGCGGTCCAGGTCTTGACCACGCGCTCCCTGCGCAGTCGCTCCAGTTCAACGAGCTGTGCCTCTTCCCGCGCGCGCCACTTTTCCTCCACTTTCCAGTCGGCCAGCGCCTCGGCATACTCGAACGCATCATTGAAGTTAGCCGCTTTCGGCTTTTCCTTGGCTGCGCCGGCCGGCTTGGCAGCACGTTCAAGCTCGGCTAGTTTTGCCTCCGCGGCTTCGGCCCGCTGCTCGGCAGCCTTGCGCTGATCGGCCAGCTTGGAAAAGCGATTCGCAATGCCGTGCTTGTCGGCCTTTTCTTCTTCCGCTGGCTTTGTTTCACGTGCAACAACATCGCCTTTATGGTCTTTGTTGTCCTGTTCATCCTTGCCAGTGGGCTCGGCAGGGGTCTTGGAGGGATCCTCTTTCTTCTCATCCGCCGTCTTTTCGTCCTGGACAGGCGCCTGCTGAGCGCCCTTCATGCGTCCCTGGTTGAACTCTGCCAGATTCTCCGAGGTCACCGTGGTGACTCTGGCTGCATGGGCTTCTCGTTGCTGGGCGATGTCTGACATGTCAGTTCCCAAGGTGAGGCTTGTAATGCAGCGCGCCGCTACCGATGCCGAGAAAAGACGCCAGGCACAGGATTATGACCACCACAAAGGCGATCGTGAGCGCGGTCTTGCCGGCCGGCGGCATAGGTACGTGAGTGGTAACAGCCCACCACGCCACGCCCAGCACGCAGACAGCGATGATCAGTTGCAAAAGGTCCATGTTCAGGCAGCTCCGTTTTGTGCCGTCTGCGCTTCTTCGCGCCCGGCGACCTTTTCGGCTTCTTTCGCACTCAGGTGATGCAGCAGCAACTGCACTACGGCCTTAATTTCTTCCACGCTCTGAGCGCCATGCACCTTTGATTCGATGTCAAAGCGCCACGTAGCATCCTCGATCTGCTCGCGCTGTAGTTCGGTGGACGCCCGCAGATGAGCCCTGGCAGTCTCGCCCTTTTCCCGGATGTCGGTGCGGTGACTCTCGGCCGCTTCCTTCATGCCTTCGATGTCCGAGCGGCTCTTGATCTGCATGCCGGCCGCCTGCAGCTGCTGCTGCATCTGCTGAAGCTGCTGCTGCAGCTTTTTAATCATCATCTGAGCTTGCGGCGGAACGTCTGACTTGTCATCGATCTGGGCCAGTGGGTTATTCGCTTTGAGCCGATCAGCAATGAGATCCGCCCCCGGAAAGTCCTGATTACGGAAGAACAGGTCTCCGGCTATCTTCATCAGCTCGTTGTTCGGCCCCTGCAACAGCGGGGCCATCGCCTCGACGGCTTCCTGCCGCTTCGAGTTGTACCCCGGGCCGGTTTCCATCACGATGTCGTACTCGCCCGCTGTCACATCGCGCCGCTCGGCTGCATCGACCGCAGCAGAATCGTTGATCGTGATCAGGTCCGGCTTGCCATCCTCGCCGATGATGCGCATGACCCGTTTCTTGCTGTAGTAGCTCGGGATCCAGTCCAGGATGATCCGGCCCGTGTGCTTGATCGAGCGCGTCAAATTGTCATAAAAATGGTAATTCGACATGTCCGACTGCTGCTGCTCGGCATTCAGCGCCTTGCCCGACTGCTGTCCTCCGGTACGCATGGCCGGATCGAACATCCCGAGCACCCGCTGCAAGTTATCGTGCGCGAGCTGTGCTGCAGCCATCGCGCCCTGCGGGGGTGGTTCCGGAGCCGTACGCTGGGGCATCGGAATCGGCTCGCCCCCTTCATCTTTGTGCTGGTAGCGCAGCAACGCGTAAGCCGTGACATTGGCGTTGATCCACTCATCCTCTCGATTGCCGATCGCCTCCTCGGCCGCTATCCACTTCGCTTTCGGAGCCAGCGCAACCAGTTCGGTGATCGCGCTTTGCCAGAAATTGAGCATGCGCTGCGGATCCTTGGCCATGCGCACCACGCCAAACCGATGCAGCTTGCCATCGATCATCAGATTCGCGCCGTATACCGGCACGACTGGAATATAGCGTCCAGGCAGCACGCGACCCTCGAGCACCTCGACCGCGGTTAGCCGATACCAGCGCACTTTCTTGCGCCAGCTCATGCGCTCGCCCTTGACCGTGACGCCTACCTTCTCCAGCAGCGCTACGTCCGGCATTTCATCCTTCCACCACGTGCTGTCATCCGAGAGCTTGATTAGCCGTTCGCGTTCCTGCTCGATCCGGTAGAACTGCGCGACCCGGATCGAATCCTTGGACAGCCACTCGCCCGTGGTATCTCCGACTGCGCGGGCCGTGAAGTTCGATTCGTCTGCATCCGGATAAATGCGCCTGAATTCCTCCTTGGGCATCGTGTCCGAGATCAGACACTGGGTCTGATCGGATCCGTCCGGCATCAGCGAATACGGGTCAAAGCTGACCGAGAACGGGTTAAATATCGGCTTGATCCTGATGTCCTGGTCAAAACTATCGTCCTTCACGTAGTCGCCGTCCAGGCGCCAGTAGCCCCAACCCATGCGCACCGCGAACTCACCCGCAGTGTCGTACGCGTTGTCAGCGTCCGATAACTCCTCTATGTGGCGCGTGATGCCGGTTATCACCTCGGCGGTCTTGGCGTCGGCCTGGCTGTTCACCCCGTGCGCTTTGATACGCGGGCGCTGCTGCCTCATCTGATTGCAGATCTGCCGTACGTAGGCGTCGGTCTCATTGATTACGAAGTACGGGCGCTTTTCCAGTGCGCGCTGCTGCTGCATAACCTGCGACCACTGATCCCCGTAGGAAAAGCGCAGATCGTCCAGCCCTTCCTGTCGGTTGTGCGAGTCGAAATCGTTCGACTTGCGCAGGAACTCGACCGCTTCGTCCGGAATCGAATCAGACACTAGCTGTACTCCAGTGCTGGGCGTATCTCAAAGCAAAAATAAACACCAACTGGCAACGGAATATATGGTCTATCTGTTCCTTTACGGGCCAGCCACTTTTTAGCGGTTGGTCGCAAAATAGTCCGTGAAAATTCGTCCAAGCGTTTTGAAAGATCATATGGATGAAATGATTTAGAAATCACCGAATGTCCGCAAGCCCACATCGAAAAACTAGCAGCATCATCGTTTATGTCGTATCTACGAACAATTTGAAAAGGCCCTTCCGGTTCGCCACAAAGCCCATGTAATTCACGGGCAATAATCCCAGGAGTCAGCAATATCAATGGCAGCTTGCCCATCACTCTTTGATCCAGTCGACGTTACTCACCGCGACGCTGGAGCCCTTGCTAGGGCTCGCCAGGCGCGAGCCGCGGCTGGGCGCATCGGTCGGCGGCCGCATCTGCTGACGCAGCAATGCTTCCAGGCTAGGCTCGGCAGGGGGTGCCGGTTCCGGTTCCACGCGGGCCCGCTTCGCCTCGCGCGCTGCTTTCAGACGCTGGCCCACCGCAGCCCGCTTTTCTGGGCTCATGCGGCCTGTTTTCCTGGCTCGCTTGCCAGCCCTGGGCACGGGTACTGCCTTCTCGCGCGTGCCGATCAGTCGGTCGATCTGTGCCTTCAGCAGATTCATCTGCTCGCGCAGGTAGGCGTTTTCGCCGTCGACAGCAACCGGTGCAGCTTTGACCGCCGGCGATCGCACCGCTTCAGCCTGCACAAACTGCGCCAGCGCATTCATCAAGGTAGCCCGCAGATTCTCCTTGCTCAGCTCGCTCTTGCAGTTGCCGGTCACCTGGATCCCGCTTGGCATGTGCACCAGCGTCATCCCGAACGGCATCGAACCGTTGGCAAAGAATTCATCAATGCGGATATCTTCATTGAGCAGCATAAGTCACCTCTTTGCTTCGCAAATCGACCGTACCAAGCACCACCCGGATGCAGAATCCTGAGGCTTCATCCGGACCACACCGCAGGCTGCAAAACCTTCTTCGGCTGCACCGGCTTGTAGTTCGCCCGCCGCGCACCCTCGCAGGCATATCTGAGCGCATCGATCACGTGGTTATCCTTATCCTCCAGAAGCGGAATGATGCGCGCCGTGAGCTGATCCTTCTTGTAGCTGTACATGGTCAGCTCGTCGATCAAGTGCTGGCAGCGCGGGTGCACGATGATATCGAAGCTCTTCAGGAACTCGACTCCTTCCTCCAGCGACTTCGGCCCCTTGATCGCGGCGAAGATCTTGGGGAATCCATTCTTGCGCATGTGCGAGATCGTCTCCGGCCTGGCGCTGTCGGCCACGATCGGCCACTTCTCCGCTTCCGGGATCGACTGGAATAGTGCCGGCAGATTAACGATCTCGCAGCCGATCATCCACGCTTCGTGGTCGACGTAGAGTCTGTTTCCATCGAGCCAGCATCGGATGAGAACAGAGGGATCTGTCGCGAATCCCCAGTCTGCTCCGAAACGAAACACGGTCCCAGACCGGGCCACACAATCCTCCACAGTCCAGTTGCGAAATACTCGCGCCTCACTGTTTCGCTGATACTCTCCCTGCCAGATGTGAGCGTACTTGTCGGGATCTCGTTTGAGGTCGTAGTCCTTCTCCACCTTGAGCACATCGGGAAACCACGGATTGTCGTGCCAGTTCGAGCGCACAATGACCGTACCCGGTGGCGGATCCTCCCCGCGCAGCAGCACGTCGACCGGATCGGTGGACAGGTTCGGATTCCACGAGAACCACAGCTCGGAGCCATCCTTGCGGATCGTCGGGCGCAGCAGGTCGAGCGACTTCTGGCTCGCCTTCTCGGCCTGCTCGAACCACGCGATGTCATATGACTCCAGCGACATGATCGAGTCGGCCGTGTGATTCTGCATGCCGGTGAAGATGATGATTCCGCCGTGAATGCTCTTGATCTCGCGTTCCTGGATCTTGAAGTAACTCAACACGTCGAAGGCCGCTATCTTGGCTTCTATCAACTTCTTGACCGATTGATCGAGCGAGATCTGATTCTCGCGGATGCACACAGCATCGATCTTTTGAGCTACGGAGCGCATGACCAGGTGGCCGGCGAAGAAGTGCGACTTGGCTGAGCCTCGCCCGCCGTACGCGCCCTTGTAGCGCGCCGGCTTGAGTAGAGGGGCGAAGGTCTTTGCGACCTCGACATCGAGGATCACGCTCGCGGCCTTCTCACTCTGCGCCTATCCCACACGGCAGTAGCCGCAGCGTCGACGCGATAGTACTTGAGCGAAGCCGTCATCGACTCATCCAGTACCTTGAGTATCAACTCAACGCAGTGCACGATGTACTTCATCCGACCAGCGTCACCCGGATCTCGTGCACGATGGTCTGGGGAACCTTGAC